TTTAATTCGCTGTTATCGACTTTATCGATGACCCATTTGACGGGTGTGTCGCTGGAATAATCAGGCTCAACGCCGACAGCGGTGACTTGAACGACAGTCATGTTGTGCCGGGTATTGGTCTCCACGACGATGTAATCGTCGACGGCGATCTTATTGTCGAAGGTTTTGAACAGAACAGGGGGTTCATCAGGTTCGTAACAGGCCATGATGCCTGTTACTTCGTCAGAGAGAATGAAAACGTCTAAGGATTTGTGCATCATGCTGCCCTTTTTTCCAGTGATTTGAGGTTGTCCGCGATGGCCTTGAGATCACGGCTCATGGCCTCGAAGTAGTAGATGTCTTGTATGAAGGTACCGGGATCTCGTGAGACCAGGTGCTGTAGATCCTTAATCGATGTGGAGCAGCTGTATTTGGCTACGTCACAGTCAACTTCATACTGTTGTGCTGGTGTCATCTCGTCGTACCCCATCTTTCACCTCTTTTGTGACCGTGTAATAGGCGGCTTTGGCATCTTCGATGCGGTCATATACGGGGCCAATGTTCCTCAGTGTCCCCTTCACCAAACCCAGTCTCCATCGACCTTGCCTGTCCTGGCTGATCGCAAACTGTATCGGTCCAAACTGGGCTATCGCCCAGTCGATCACTCGTCCGAGTTTCATCGGGTTTCTCCTGATTTTTGATGAGTTCACGCAGTTCCTCTATGGATTCCTTGAGTTCCTTGAGGTCTTTACGTGTCGTATTTGTCCCGGCTATCGTTTTGCCTAGCCAGCGTCGGGCATATGTAATGCCATCTTTTACGATTGGACTTTGTGCGCCGAGTTCCAGCGCAGTAAACGTAATCATTGGGATTTTCATAAGAACCTCATTTATTTTTGGACAAAAAAAAGCCCGGAGTGACCGGGCAAATTCGCTATGAAATTTTAGTTAGGTGATGGGAGTTAATTTGTTACTCAGCTGTAGCGGTTGCCTTTGACCTGTATGGGCCAGTATCGAACCGTGCAGGGAGTTGGGATAACCTTTGGATGGAGGGTCGTGGTTTTGGGGTAAGTCCTGCTATACGGCGAGCTTCATCGACGAGTGGATATATGTGTGAGACGACTGGCTGAAGGTTATCGCGTTCTATTAGACGGATGATTGAGGCACAACGCCATTCACGTGTAGAGATTCGTGTCGGGTAGATGGATGCGGTTCGTTTGTCGTCGGCTCCTTCGAATTTTTGCTGTTCGTATCGACCAAGGTTGGCACCAATGTGAACACGGTCTGTGATTGTTCGGTAATCGACGTCGATGCCGAGTGCGTTTACGTGGTTTTTCAGGGAAGTTGGACTGTGATACAGGCGTACATCATCGTGGTGGTGTGCCCTGTAATATCCCAGCAGTATTTGCAGGTGTAGTAGACGCGGTAGATCCAGTAATGGCGAGCTGCGCCATGCTTCGTTGTTGTGTATGGGGCTTTCACTTGTTGCGATAGTTTCTAATAAATTGTTACGTGCAAAATTGGTGAGCAGGAGGTTTATTTTTTTGAGGTGTTGTATCTGCTCATCCGTGTGGCCTTGTTCCGAAAGAAGTTCCGGTTCCCATAGCGATGAATACAGGTCGTCTATCCATATGTTGAGTTTTGTATAGGTTTCGAGGCTCACTTGGCCGGGAGTGAGGGTCGCGTTGAGGTCGGTTGGTTCTGACATGGTTTACGTGTGTCCCTGTGTTAGTGGTGGTTTTTTGTATTTGGTTTTTTTAAAAAAAGAGAAAACCAGAGGCTGCACTGTGAATGCAACCTCCGGTCATTGTGTGAGCTAGGCGGCAACCTGCTCTGCTTCTTGTATCTGCTCCTCGGTTGTCTTGGGGATGACACCATAGGTCGCTGCTAATTTTTCAAGATATTCACGATCCGCATTGTTGGTCGAGGATGTGGACATACTCTTCTTTTTGCCGTAGGGAGCCCTGTCATGTGCTGCAGCATGTTCGTTGAATATTTCGACAAATACGGAGTGAAGCAGGACATAGACAACCTTGTCCTCACCAAGTTGTTCGAAGTATTCGAGTTGACGGTCACGATTTGCCATATCAATCTCGGCTCGGGGACTGTTGGTCCATCGTTCCTGTATTTCAGCCATGACTGTCTGCATTTTTTCATCAATCCATAATGGTTGACGCTCCGTGGTCCAGCAGAGATTGCGTAGGAGATTTTCACGGACGAAGGGATGGGATGATTCGAAGGCATCGAGTAATTGGTAGATGGAATCGCGTACCTTTGCGGCAAGCTCATCTTTAAGTAAGGCACGGTCTTCGATTGTGACTTCCGGTGTTTCGACGGGGGCGGTTTTCTTTGCCATGTGATTTCCTCCTGATGTGATATTGATTCCAAGTCATCGTGGATTGAACAATGATAAAATTTGTATGCAGATTCTCCCTATTTTTCAGGCTGCTACTGGTTTCTGGTAGGTCTTCTCGATTTCGTGGACTGAGTTATTGTAATGGATACGTACTTCTTTAAATCGTGTGTCGTATTCCTTGAGGGTGATCGTTTTCTCCTTTCGCTCGTTCTCTAATTGTTTGATTTGATTAGTGAATCTATCGAATGCTCTGTCGAGTGCCTGGTTACGGGCATGTTCATTCATGTCGTGTTCCTAATAACGATTTGTGAGAGAGAGTTGGGTGATTGATGGCTCACCCGGGCCATGAAGCTCTAATCGGGGCAATGAAGATCGAGGTAGTACTGGACCAGCTCATCGTTATCCTGAGCTTCGAGGAGTTCGGGATATATCTGGAGAAGGTCGTTGATGTTGTGCTCGATCCAGTCGGTCTTTGCTTGAGTCCAACGGTTTAGTTCGGATTGTAGATCTGGCATTGGTTTCTCCAATTCATCTGATAAGAGCGCACAATCACGCTCAAATGAGCCAACTTCAGGCGGTCAGAAGGCAGAATTTCAGGAGGGTTCTGTCCAAGGTCATTTTTTCACAAGGACAGAGACGAGCTGGTGGAGAAGTTGAGTCCGCAGCTCGAAATTATATTGATTTTGGACAACCCCGGGATCTGGCTCCTCTGGCCAAAGTCGGGGAGATTTTTGGATATCAGCAAAAGGGTAATGATGAATCAGAGGGCGATAAGATTGGGGCTGATGTTCAAATAATATCCAGCAGAGACTTTGGACTAGGGAGGCCAGATCCTGTCTCGGGTTGGATAAATTCAATATAAGTTCGTGACCGGACGACCCTGTAGAAACAGGCAATGAGTGCTTGTGGAAAAATGTTCTTGGGTAACAGACCCTCTTGAAACCCGGAGGGCGACACGGCCTGACCTCTTGGGAAGGCGCGAAGCGAGTGGAGTTCGGACTTCGGATGGCTAAATCTAAAAAGAGCGTGTGTGTGTGATGTGATGCTCCCACGTTGCTAGGACAGGTCCATTTCCGGCTCTTAGGAAATGGTTAAAGGGCCGGAGCCTTCATGGTGTTAGAAACAAGCTCTGAGTAAGGCCCTTTCCTGTACAGCAAGGTAGTGGGAGGCAATATAAAGTGGTATGTTTTGTGAACAATTATGGTGGAGTGATTGGTATGAGTAGTAGAGGACTAACAGAGCAGCAGGAGCGTTTCTGTAACGCATATGTAATTAATGGAGGTAATGGTTCAGCAGCAGCTGTTGCAGCCGGGTACTCGCATAAGAGTAGGGCAGCAGCATCTAGACAGGTGTTGAAGCTGGTTCATGTACAGTCAAGGATCAAGGAATTGACCTTAGAGTCCATGGTACATATGACGCCTAAGTTATTGAAACATATGGCGAAGTTAGCAACGAATGCTAAGTCTGAGCAGGTGAGGTTTGCAGCAATGAAGGATCTGTTGGACCGTACTGGGACACGGGTTTATGAGGATGTAACCACACAAACAAAAGATATTTCATTGGATGATCTTCTACAAAGGGCACAGACACTGACCAAGGAGTTGGCTCAGTCTGATAAGGAAGAGGACAGTCCTCTACACTAGAGTAAGGGGGTGGGGGACCCCCCAATGGCTGGGTTCATCGACGACCCCTATCCCCATCATACATTGGGCCTTATTTTACAAACTGTGATAAATATGTCACACCCGTTTACAGGCCCTATAACGTAAAAAACCCCCTCAAACCCACGGAGTACCCGGAGTTTTTGGAGGACTGCCATTATATTGTTTTATTTCAGTAGGTTAGCGAAACCTGTGACATGCATCAATTTTAAGTACTAAAGTATATATAAGAATATCTATAGATATTAATAGATATAAGCATGATTCACATTACGCCCTCTCAGGCTTAACAATCATTTCACAATCTGTCAATCCCCTAAATCGCCTCTTCTTCCTCTATACATCGGCTGCATGTCTGGTAAGCGAGGTCCCTGATACCTGCATAGCACCAGACACAGAATGTTACGGGAATCATTCCAAGGTATCCTGATGTCCCCCCTTCCTCGGGGTCCACCTCTGATTCACAGATAGAGCACTTGGTTATTGGCGACAGGTCTTCTTTCATGTCGTATAATACCACATCTTGTGGTAAATAGCTCTGGCATACACAACATATTGTGGGTATTGTTCACTGGGTATGGCCAAGCCACTACTGCAAGGAGTTGTTATGGTATCGAGCTACACGCCTATGAAGGCACCTAAACCAAAGGGTGGGGCCAGGAATAAGAGCGGCTCCAGGAACGGCAAGCCACGCGTGGTTGCCTCTAACCAGAAGATTCGTCCCGGGAGTTCCATGCTCCCTTGATGGCAGATGCTGCATTAGCGGTTGACGAAGCACGCGACCATAAGCTCGCGGAGCTGCGGCATATCTATGACCAGCTGGCAGAGCACCAGCGGTTCAACCAGCTGGACTTCTACAAACCCTACCCCAAGCAGAAAGAGTTCCACGATCTTGGCAGTCGCTACCGTGAGCGGATGCTGATGGCAGCGAACCAGGTGGGCAAGACCCTCAGTGCGGGGGCAGAGGTTGCCATGCACCTGACCGGGCGTTACCCGGACTGGTGGCAGGGATACAGGAGCGAGCA